CGTTTAAAGAACCCTCAGCAACCCTTGCACAGCTCTTAGGCGTATTGGTTGAGTCTGGCCGCCGGTTTGTATCTATTGCAGACCAGCAAGTCAGCAACATGAACCAGGAAATGCCAGTCGGCACGACAGTGGCGATGCTTGAGCGCGGCATGAAAGTCATGTCAGCCATTCACAAGCGGCTGCATTACGCACAGAAGACAGAGTTCCGCCTGATTGCTTCGGTCATTCGTGACTATTTACCACCAAATTACCCATATCAGGTAACAGGTGCAGACCAAAACATTAAGCAAGCGGACTTTGACGACCGTATTGATGTTATTCCGGTCTCTGATCCGAACATCTTTTCGATGGCGCAACGTGTCACATTGGCGCAAACGCAACTGCAATTGGCGCAATCCAATCCGCAGATGCACAACTTACACGCTGCTTACAAGCGAATGTATCAGGCGTTGGAAGTGCAGAACATTGATGAGATTCTGCCGCCGCCACCTCAACCACAGCCCACAGATCCAAGTATCGAGAATGCTCGTGCATTGGCCGGTGAGATGCTCCAGGCGTTCCCACAGCAGGACCATGACGCTCACATGAACAATCACATCCAATTTATGCAATTGCCGCTTGTACAGGCTTCTCCGCAGGCTTACGGCATGTTCCTGGGGCATTTACAGGAGCACGTCGCGTTTAAGGCTCGTGAGTTGATTCAGGAGCAAGTACAGCAGGCTCAGATGCAGGCTCAGATGCAGGGTGTGCCATTCCAAATGGCACCAGAGGATATTGAAGACGCAGTGGCACAGCTGGAAGCGCAGCTTAACGCGCAAATGCTTCAGGCATTGATGCCCCAGGGGGACCAACAAGACCCACTTGTAACGATTCGGCAGCAAGAACTTGCAATCAAGGCGATGGAGTCAGAGCGCAAGGCTGAAAAGGATGAGATAGATGCTCAACTTGAACAGCAGAAATTGATGCAGAAAGCAGCGGCAGATGCTGCTAGAATTGAGTCACAAGAAGATATCGCGAATCAACGCGCAGCAGTAAACATGGAACGTATTAGAGTGAGTCAACGAAACAGAGGATAACGCCGTGATCTTTGAGGCTATCGCAGCAGTCAAAGTAGCGAATGAAGCGATAGGGGCCATCAAAGAATTTGCAGGGCATATTCAGTCTGTTGGTGAACTAGGAAAACCGCTTTCTCAGCTTGCTGACGCAAAAGAAGAAATACAAAAGAAGGCCGAGCAGGGCGACATGCAGGCTTTCTTTGAACTCGAAAAAATCCGAGAACGGGAAGAAGAGATCCGCACCATGTTCATCTACAGTGGACGTGCGGGTCTTTGGGACGATTATCAAAAATTTATCGCTAATAGGAAGCAACTTAAAGAAAATGAACGCAAACGCATTGCCGCGGCGAAGGCCCGCAAGAAAAAGCTCATTAAAGAATGGACTCTTGGTATTGCTGTCACCGTTGCCGCTCTTTCTGCTGTTGGGCTTTGTGCTTACTTCCTTTACTGGATAATTACAAACAAGGGGAGCTAGAGTGAGCGATTTGTTCATTAGCCCCTTTCACCCTGCACATCGAAAGCCTGACGTTGTCTCCCCGGTCACCCCGAGCCAGGCTCAATCAAAAGAACTTCCAATTGACTCAAAAAAGTCCACAATAGTTTTAGAGACCTATGACAGACTTGCACGGGTTAAGGAGTATAGACATGCTCACATGGGTACTATTTGTTATATTGTTGGATGATGAACGGTATTATGTAATGCCGCGAGGACATTTTGTGACGATGGAGCAATGCTTTGACATGCGTGACGCATTCATGGCTACAGCTCCAGAGCCAAAAATTAACTATGAAGCAGTTTGTATTCAAACAGATCAGATTACAATGAAGTAATTCTGGAGATAACTATGATTGGCGTGATTAGTAAAATGCTTGGGTCAGGCAATGTCATTGAAAAAGGCATGGACTTAATCGACTCAATGCATACGTCTACAGAAGAAGAGATTCAGGCAAAAGCCAAAGCAAAAACGGACTTGCTTTCCGCTTATGCACCGTTCAAGCTGGCACAGCGTTATTTGGCGCTAATGTTTGGCCTGACTTTTCTCAGCAGCTATGTTTTAGTGCTTGCGATGACAATTTCTGGGCAAGGTGACCCAGATGCAGTGACAAAGGTTATGGAGCAGTTTAGTATTAACTACGCGATGCTGATCATCTTAGGCTTTTACTTTGGTGGCGGTGCTGTTGAAGGTTTCTTAGACAAAAAAGGTAAGAAGTAATGCCAGGCAAGAAAAAGTTCCCTGATTTGACAGGCGATGGCAAGGTAACTCGTGCGGACATTTTAAAAGGTCGCGGCGTCGAAGGCTTTGAAAAGGGCGGTAAGGTTAAAGTTGAGCGAGTTAACAAAAAGGGTCGCACTGACGCCGTTGAAAAGATGCTTCGCAGACTTGGTGAAATGAAGCAGGGCAGTATTCAGGAAAAGTATCCAACTAAAGGTAAACGTACTAAAGACCGTCCTCCTCAGTTTGAAAAGCACCGTGATCCAGGTGCCGTTGAGCGTATGATGGAGTTTGAACGCTCCGCTCGCGAAGCAGGGTTTAAAGACGGCGGATCAGTTTGCGCCGGTGGCCGTTCAGCACTTCGCGGTAAAAAGTTTAGCGGGACATACTGATGATCAGTTTAACCATTTCCCTGGGTGGAATGCCTGTAGACAAGATGGAGCAGACAGAGGACGGGAAGACCTGTCCTCCTGCAACAGTTGACTCAGAGGTCAACGAAGAGAACAAGCAACACGCGATTGAAGAGGCGAACTACCGTGAGCCAAACTCAGGCGCGGCGTTTGTTTTGTCTGAGACTTGCGGCACTTGTGCTGCGTATAATCAGACACACGACATCATGGAATGTATTGGCAACAACCCAAACCTGGGCTACTGCCAGATGTACAAATTCATGTGTCACGAGGAAAACACCTGTGACAGTTGGGCCGAGGGTGGTCCTATCACAGATGCTGAAGATGGATCAGAACACGATATATTATAATTATGGACATTGTAACTTTTGCACAAGCGATGTATAAGACGCTTGGAGAACGTGAAGACACGGTCTCGGAATACTTAGCAAACGGTTCGGCTCAAGACTACGAGACCTACCGCAATTTGGTTGGAGTGCTACAGGGTTTGCGCTTTGCCAAAGACGAAATGAAAGCCCTGCTGGAGAAAAGTGAAGAAGATGTCGAGCACCTCCTTAAAAATTGAAGACGCATACGTTACAGAAGAAGACCGCGTCTTAGACCCCTCCCTCATAGACAAATCACTGACAGAACGGTTACCGCAGCCAACAGGCTGGCGACTTCTCGTCATGCCTTATCAAGGCAAAGCAACAACTGACGGCGGTATTGTGTTGCCAGACGAAGTGCTAAAGCGAGAGCAGTTAGCAACGGTGGTTGCATACGTTTTGAAAGTGGGACCACTTGCATACAAAGACCCTAGCAAGTTCCAGGACAATGAACCCTGGTGCAAAGAAGGCGATTGGGTGTGCATTGGGCGTTATTCTGGTTCTCGTTTCCGTATTGACGGTGGGGAGATCCGAATAATCAACGATGACGAAGTCATCGCTACAATCCTAGAGCCAGGAGATATAATGAATGTCTGAGGAAGATTTGAAGCAGGAAACTGCTGCACCAGAGGACGATAATGTCGAAATTGAACTCCCAGAAACTGCTGAAGCAAGTAGTGCAGAGGACGAACGACAGGATCAAGAGCCTGAAAGAGAAGCTCAGAAACCCGCAGAAGATGAGCACGAACAGTACAGTAAGAATGTACAAAAGCGCATCAAAAAGCTTACCGAAAAATATCGGCAAGAAGAGCGGGATAAAGAAGAAGCTGCTCGATTAGCTCAAGTTCTTCGTGAAGAAAACGAAAAGCTAAAGGCTCAGATTGGCTCTACTCAACAGGCGCATTTGTCTGAATACGGCAATCGTCTTGAAAACCAGCTTAACTTGGCGAAGCAAGCTTACAAACAGGCGCACGAAGTGGGCGACACTGAAAAGCTGTTTGAAGCACAACAAGCTTTGTCGAAGATTTCTATTGAGCAAGAACGCTATCGCCTGGCAAAAGAACGCCAGGAACGGGTTCAAGTTCAACAGCCAGAAGATTCTGGAGAGAGACGGGTTCAACAGCCCGCACCGCAGCAACAAGCTGCCCCAGAACCTGACCCAAAGGCCCAGGATTGGGCTACAAAGAACGAGTGGTTTGGTCAAGACGAGGTCATGACTTATGCCGCTTTTGGAATTCATCGTAAACTTGTAGAAGAAGAAGGGTTTGACCCAACTTCTGATGAGTATTATGATGAAATTGACAAGAGAATTTCTACGGAGTTTCCGCATAAGTTCAAAAGTCAAAAAGGTAGGAGTAGTCAGGTCGCCTCTGCTGATACTTCCGCCTCTCGAAGACCATCAGGGCGCAGAACAGTCAAGCTCAGTCCTTCTCAAGTGGCAATGGCTAAGAAGCTTAATGTTCCGCTAGAAGAATACGCGAAGTATGTTAAGGACTAAGGAGAACTGTTATGAATGAACAAAATACACGCAAACCACGCGCAGCAACTACACGCTCAACAGAAGAGCGCAGAAAACCTTGGGCACCGCCAAGTCGGTTGGAAGCCCCTAACCCTCCAGAGGGTTATGTGCATCGTTGGATTCGGACATCTATCCGTAATGAAGACGATTCCATGAATGTTCACAGCCGTCTTCGTGAAGGCTGGGAGCCGGTCCGGGCAGAAGAATACCCGGAATATCAATACCCCGTCATTGACGAGGGTAAACATGCAGGAGTCATTGGTCAGGGAGGCTTAATGCTTTGCCGGATTCCTGCTGAAACAGCACAAGAAAGAGCCGAGTATTACGGGACCCGGACCCGCGAACAAATGACTGCTGTTGATCAAGACATGATGAAGGAACAACATCCTTCAATGCCGATGTCGGCAAACCGACAAAGTCGGGTAAGTTTTGGTGGTCGCACTAGCGACTCGGAGTAATTTTACGAGGTAAAATCTCATGGCAAATTCAAATGGAGCCTTCGGACTACGTCCGTATGGTATTTTAGGTTCAGCACCTAACTCCACTGGTTTGACCGAGTATCGTATCGCTTCGACAAACACAAACAAGATTTATAAGGGCATGGCAGTCATCCCTACAGCAGACGGGGTCATTGATGACCTCCAAGCAGCAGCGGGTGGTACTGTGTCTATCTTGGGCGTGTTTAACGGATGTGAATACGTTAGCTCGACAACTGGTGAAACAGTGTTCTCTAACTACTGGCCTGGTTCTGGCGCGGATTCTAACTTCCCTGTCAAAGCCTTTGTTTATGATAACCCAAATCAGTTGTTCACTATCGCTACATCTAACGTAGTTGCGGCGGCAAATACTGAAGCAGAAGTCCGCGCTGCGGTCTTCGCAAACATTCAGTTGGCTAACGGTAACTCAGGTGACGATACAACTGGTCTTTCGTCTGCAACAGCGGACCTGGACACAATCGCTACAACGGCAGCTCATGCTCTCCGTATTGTTGGCGTTATGGATCAGGCAGAAAACTCCGACTTTACAGTCGCAGGTATCCCGCTGATTGTTCGTATCAACAACCACTTCAATGCTCCGAACGGTTCTATCGTTCAGGGTACTGTTAGTGTACTTGGCGTATAAGGGGGCTAAATCATGGCTATTTCTCGCGCTCAACTCGCTAAAGAGTTAGAACCGGGACTCAATGCCCTCTTCGGCATGGAGTATTCCCGATACGAAAATCAACACGCTGAGATCTACACTACTGAATCTTCTGACCGTGCGTTTGAAGAAGAAGTAATGTTGTCTGGCTTCGGCACAGCACCAACAAAGTCTGAAGGCTCTAACGTCAGCTTTGATGATGCACAAGAAGCATACACAGCGCGTTACAACCACGAGACTATTGCACTTGCATTCTCGATCACTGAAGAAGCGATTGAAGACAATCTGTATGATCGTCTTGGTTCTCGCTACACTCGTGCTCTTGCTCGTTCAATGGCTCACACAAAGCAAGTCAAGGCTGCGGATGTTCTTAACAACGCATTCTCTGGCGGCGCTAATGCAGGGGGCGACGGCAAGGCACTTTGTGCAACCGATCACCCACTCGTAAACGGCGGCACACTTGCTAACACATTCACAACACAAGCGGACTTGAACGAGACTTCTCTTGAAGATTCTTTAATCAACGTCGCTGGTTTTGTTGATGAGCGTGGACTCAAGGTTGCTCTTCGCGGGACTAAGTTGATCATTCCACGTCAGCTTCAGTTCGTAGCAGAGCGTTTAATGGTGTCTAACCTTCGTGTTGGTACAGCAGACAACGATGTCAACGCATTGCGTTCAATGGGAATGTTGCCTAGCGGCTATGCCGTTAACGACTTCCTGACAGATCCAGATGCGTTCTTCGTTCTGACTGATGCTCCTCGTGGCTTTGTCCACTTCGAGCGCACTCCGCTTTCTACAAACATGGAAGCAGATTTCGACACAGGCAACATGCGCTTCAAGGCGCGTGAGCGTTACAGCTTCGGATTCTCGGATCCACGCTGTGTGTTCGGATCACAAGGTGCAGCCTAATCGCATAAATATGCGCATAAAAAGGGGCTTCGGCCCCTTTTTTTGTGCACAAAAGTGTGGTTTTATAAAAGAACACTCATAGGGATACCCTCAATCCCTCCCCCATATTGGGAGTGCTATGCACTCCCTTTTTTTATGTGTATACTCAGAGAAACTTCTGACGATCATTGTGATCGACACTAGCCACGACAGGAGATTCTCATGGCAAATACTACCTTTAGCGGTCCGGTCCGCTCAGAAAACGGCTTTAAAGCTGTCACAAAAAACGCAACCACTGGTGCGATTACTGAAATCACAACTTATGGTGGTGCCCCTGTTGCTTTAGCTGATGGCGACGTCACGTTAACTAATGCAACGCATAGCGGTCGTGTTTTGATTGTTCCTAATGGAACTCAGGACAATACTTATACGCTTCCTAGCCCAGTAGCTGGTGCATATTTCACTTTTGTTTATGGTGGTGGTGCGGCTGACGCAACCGACTTCATCATAGACTCTGGTTCAGACACCAACTTTTTTATTGGCGGTGTTCTTCATCTTGATACAGATGCTGACGCTGGAGCAGATGAAATTGTTCCTGTTTACTCAAACGGTAGCTCAAACTCAAAACTTCAAGTAAATGTTCCTGGGATGGCACAAGTTCACGTTGTGGCAATTGACGGAACTAACTGGCAG